GCTATGTAATACCTAATTCATTAAGTATCATATATCAATTTTTAGTGTTAGTTTAACCTATAGTTTATATTCTTATTCCTTCTTGTTCTTAATGGGAGCCAAAACAAGCTTGACCTCTCCAAGGTTTGCAACCATATAACGCAAGATTAAAGGGTAGTCATTCTTCAAGTAAAGCTCAATACTTGGGCATAGTGTCGTGCACTTCGTAAAGAGAACCAAGTGCTTGAGTTGGAACACACCCTGAACAATCTCATTCGTCGTACCCTTCGTCTGAACCTTCATAGACGCTTGGTTATTATCCGCGATGACTGTCTCCTGCTCAGCGAAATCACCGATACAACGGAAAATCAAGTTGGTTCCACTACTCGTGACCTCCATCTTCTCACCAAGAACATTCATATCACGACAGATCTTCTGGAAATCCGCGCTGTGCATATGGATAATGCTGGTGAAGTTCAAGCTGGGGATACTGATATCCTCCACATCCGTGTCAAAGAGCTTGAGGAAGAAGTTCGTCACCTGCGCCTTCTCAGTATTCTCCATACGAATTCCAAGCTTATTCGGATTGTTCGCAGGTAGATATAGTGTTAAGCTATCATTGTTACCCATTGTCTTAATGAGCTTGAATAGATAGATCATATTTACGCCAAGAACGTGCTTCACTGGGCAGTAAAAGTTCTCAAAGCGATCCGCGTGAAGTCTCAAATAGACGAGAACCGTATGGGTCTCATCAACCGCCACAATCTTGATTCCCTGGGAATCAAACTCTAGGTTAGCCTCCGTAAGAATTTCCTTGAGTGCCTCAATTAAGGTGCGAAAAGCACCAGACTGCACCGTCTTTACCTCAAATAGATTTCCGTTGGCATTCGGGGTAGCCTTTGCTTGGACAGACATCTCTCCTTCTCCTTGTCGGACGCTTTCTGTCTTTAGGCGAATTGCGCGGAATTTTTAGTACCGGAAGGAGTTAAAGAGTTTACTTTCTGTTCTTACGAGACTTCTTGAAGTTCTTAAGCATACGATAACCAGTAACACCAGCAGCAGGTATAAGTCGAGAACCATTCTGGATAAAATTACCCATCACAGAAGGATAGAATCCACCACGTTTACTTCTACGTGTACGTCTTTGCTTTCTAGATTTTCTGGACTTCTTGCTACGCTTGCCTCCCGTTAAATTCAAGGCGGGTCTCGCCAATCCAGGTTCTGAGAATACACGATTCGGACCAGCATACGCAGAAGGCTCTCTGTAACTAGGATTTACATACGAAAGCGGCATTGCACCACCTGCCATTTTACACGCACCACAGGCCATTACTATAAGGGGTCTAGGAATATTTTACTAAGAAGTGACTTTAAGACATTTCTATATGGTTCAAACACTTCTGGAACATTCGTTTCCTTGTTATCTGATAAATATTTCTGATCCACTATAATTGTATAATTAATGATATTGTCCTCATTAGGAAACCACTTATTGGTGTGAATGGCTAGGAATAAGAAATCTGTAGATTGATATATGTCAATTAACCAACTACGCAGCTTCAGTAAATCTGCATAGTTGTCATTGTATCGATTGTTCATCTCATTATAGATATCTGCTTCAGATGTATAGACAAATAGAATTTTCTTCTTATCCTGGAGCTTCTGAAAGAGTCTATCAAATCTCCTCTTGAAGGCTTCCACAGTTAGATCATATTTGGAATGCAAATCAAAGTGTCCAAACCATAGACCATCCGCAGTATATTGCTGACCCTTTCCTGGGTAAAACTCATATGGAAATTTCAAATATTTCAGAATAAGACCAGGTGTCGTTGGAACATAATCAAAGGGAAAGGATTCCTTGTAAATTCCTAGTTCTCTAAGAATCAATGCAGTTGGACATTTATTCCCTATCGATACAATGGCATCATATTCAGATGAATTGATATGTGTATGAATTTCTCCATAATTCATCTTAATATAAAGGATGCCTTGTGTTTTAGACCAAGATTATCGGATGATTACCTTATCAAGTATAGATCTTAGAGTATTTCTATAAGGAGTAAAAATATGATATTGATGTGTTTCTCCATTGTCTGAAAGATATTTCTGATCTATATTAATCGTATAATGAAGGAAGTTAGGTTCTGGGTCAAAAATCTTATTGGTATGAATGGCTAAAATTAGGAAATCTGAATACTGGTAGGTCTCAATTAAATAATCGCGAAAAGCCTTCAAATCTGAATAATTATCCTTGTATCTGCATCCAAATTCATTGTACATATCAGCCTCCGTTGTATACACAAAGAGTATCTTCTTCTTTTCCTTTAAAAGATCAAATAACATTTGAAATCTGGCCTTGAATTCTGTAATGGTTTCATCATACTTATCCCAGACATTGAAGTGACCAAACCAGACTCCATCCTTATTCAAGATCTGATCCTTTTCTGGATAAAAATCGGTTTGGTCCTTCATATATTTTAAGATAAGCTGGGGTGTGGTCGGAATGTAATCAAAGGGAAATGGATGCACATATATACCAAAGGATGAAATTAACATTGCTGTAGGACATTTATTACCTATAGATACAACTGCAGCATATTCTGACATATTTACAGTCTTATCCACGTGACTATGATTCATACTAATATATGTTATAATCTTCTTTAGACAAATGTAAACGCAAAACGCAACCGTAAAAATTGACCGTGGGGGGTACCCTTGGTATAAGTACAACCAAAATGGCTGATCAGTATAAGAAGCATACTCATCGTGAGCACATTCTTGAGCTTCCTGATACGTATGTAGGCAGCACCGAGACACACGAGGAGGTTCGCTGGGTCTATGATTCTTCCACGGGAAAGATGGCACATCGTAAGGTCGCCTTCAATCCAGGGTTCTACAAGATCTTCGATGAGATTCTCGTGAACGCCCGTGATGCACTTGTCAGAAGCCAGGCCGCGAAGGCTGGCTCCAATAGCCAGCCAATTAAGCACATTGACATTTCAGTGACGCGTACAGGCGACAAGGTCGTCGTAGATGTGGAGAATGACGGCGACGGGATTCCTATTGAGATGCATCCTGAGCACAAGGTCTATGCCCCCGAGCTCATCTTCGGCCACCTTCTGACCAGTGGCAACTATGATAAGACGGAAGAGAAGATTGTCGGTGGCAAGAACGGTTATGGTGCCAAGCTGACCAATATCTTCAGCAACACCTTTACCTTGAGCACACGTAGCCCTGCCTCAGGTCAGAAGTATACTCAGGTCTGGAAGGATCATATGGCCATCGCTGGAAAGCCTTCCATCGTAAAGGACAAGGGTGCCAAGGGATTCGTCAAGATTACCTATGAGCCCGACTCTTCGCGATTCCCTGGCCTTGATCTGGATGCAATGATGACGGTCCTCCATACTCGTGCGATTGAGCTCGGTGCAATGGCAGGTAAGGATGTCAAGGTCACGTGGAATGGCACCCTAGTACCCACGAATACCTTTGAGAAGTTCATCAACCTCTTCATCAAGGATGGGACATCACACGCCTACGAGCGCTGTGGTGAGCGTTGGGAGGTGGGTGCCGTTCTAGCACGCAATCTCTTCTCAGAGGATGATTCTCCAGATGACCGCCATATCTCCTTTGTGAATGGCATCAATACACGCAAGGGTGGCAAGCACGTGGAGACGGTACTCAAGAATGTTCTCGGCTCATTCACGGAGGTCGCCAAGAAGAAGAAGATTGATATCAAGCCAACGCAGCTCAAGGATTCCGTAGTCTTCTTCATCAATGCCACGATTGTCAATCCGGCCTTTGACTCACAGACGAAGGAGACTCTGACAACTCCTGCAACCAAGTTCGGCTCTGTATTCAAGTCTGAGAAGCTACCTGATGCCCTTGTGAAGATTGGCCTTCTCGAGGAGGCTCAGGCCATTCTGGATGCCAAGTCCGCCAAGGATGCTAAGAAGACTGACGGCTCGAAGCGTAAGACTCTCCGTGGTCTCCCTAAGCTCGAGGATGCTCTGTGGGCCGGTACCGCCAAGTCAACCGAGTGTACACTCATCTTGACGGAGGGAGATTCAGCTGCCGCCTCGGCCATTGCCGGTCTTGCAGTGGTCGGTCGCGAGAAGTGGGGTGTCTTCCCTCTTCGTGGTAAGATGCTCAACGTAAAGGACATCAGCCAGGATAAGTTCAACAAGAACGAGGAACTCACGGCAATCAAGAAGATTCTTGGCCTTGAGCAGGGCAAGGTGTATGCCAAGGTGAATGCTCTTCGCTACGGTCGTGTAATGATTATGACGGACCAGGATCACGATGGTTCCCACATCAAGGGTCTTCTGATGAACTTCTTCCACACTTTCTGGCCCTCTCTCCTGATGAATGGATTCCTCTGCTGCCTAGCGACTCCCTTGCTCAAGATTACCAAGCGCAACGATGTCAAGTCGTTTTATAGCCAGGGTGAGTTTGATACCTGGCGTGAAGCGAATGTGACCACTGATGCAACAAATCCTCTGCGTGGCTGGACGGTGAAGTATTACAAGGGATTGGGCACTTCCACGCCTCAGGAGGCGCGTGAGTGGTTCAAGGATCTCTTTGATATGAAGTACGAGTGGGACGATAATTCCGACAATGCGATTTGCCTCGCTTTCGCTAAGAAGCGCTCTGATGACCGCAAGGAGTGGCTAAAGACCTACGATGCGCGGCGCACACTCAGTGTTATTAAGGGTGGCAAGGTTCCCTATGACCGCTTTGTACACGATGAGCTGATTCATTTCAGCAATGCCGATAATTTGCGTTCTCTGCCTCACGTGATGGATGGCCTCAAGCCTTCCCAGCGCAAGATTCTCTTCTGCTGTTTGAAGCGTGGCTTGCGTACAGAGATTAAGGTTGCCCAGCTTGCAGGATACGTCTCTGAGCACGCGGCGTATCACCACGGCGAGGCTTCCCTGAACTCCACGATTACAGGAATGGCTCAGAACTTCGTGGGCTCCAATAACATTAATCTGCTGGTACCCAACGGGCAGTTTGGTTCCAGACTGATGGGTGGTCAGGATGCCGCTCAGCCGAGATATATCCACACGCAGCTTGAGCCTATCGTGGATACGCTCTTCAAGAAGGATGATGCGGGTATCCTGGAGTACATTGATGATGACGGTGAGGTCGTAGAGCCTCATTACTATCAGCCGACCGTACCACTTCTCGTCATTAATGGTGCAGTGGGCATCGGTACGGGCTTCTCCACGAACATCCCTCCTCACAACCCCAGTGATGTTCTGTCGCTGCTGCGTGACCGCCTTTCCCTACGGCGCAACACCCTGGCGGGACTCATTCTTCAGCCGTGGTGGTATGGCTTCACCGGAACCATCCATCGTACGGCAGATTGCACCTGGGTCACCAAGGGCAAGTCAACGTGGGATGACACGAAGCATACAATTACGGTATCCGAGTTGCCGGTAGGCACTTGGACGAAGGACTACAAGGCCTATCTGGATACACTCTGTACGGGCGACAAGGACAAGGGAATCAAGCCAATTCTCGAGTCGTTTGATGACTTGTACAATGACACGGAGGTGAAGTTCATCCTATACTTTGATGCCGATACCTACTTTGAGATGCGTACGGACGCACCGGCGGCGGAGAAGATGCTACAGCTGAATACCACGTGGCACACCACAAATATGGTCTGCTTCAGCCCTGAGATGAAGATTAAGCGGTACGGCACGGTGGGAGATATGATGGAGGATTATTACCAGGTACGGCTGAAGGGCTACGAGGATCGCAAGGGGCTTGAGATGAAGCGTCTTGAGCGTGAGCTGCAGGAGTACGATGCGAAGGCTCGGTTCCTCCTGGCTCTACTGGAGGATCGTATGGATCTACGGCGTAAGTCGGATGAGGATATCGTGGCGGCTCTCAAGGCGGAGAATCTACCGGCACTCGATGGTCCAGAGAAGCCCGATGCCGTGGATTCCTATGATTACTTGCTCAAGATGCGAATGGACCGCGTCAAGGCTTCGGCGGTGAATGATGCCCGTAAGACGGTGGAACTCGCGCGTACGGCACTGGAGAGTTTGAAGGAGACTTCGGTGGAGACCCTCTGGACCCGGGATCTAGATGTATTTGAGTCGACGTGGGCAACACTTCAGGTCACTCGCGAGGCAGCGCGTACGGGCACTCCCTTGCGAAAGGAAACGAAGAAGGTAATCAAGCTAAAGAAGCCTACGACACCTTGATTATATGAACGGATTCTGAGGTAAGCTCTTGGTACCAGCGGAACTTAGGCTTACGGAACGAGCCATAGGAACCGGCATATGGCTGATATCGTTCAAATAATACTGATAATGATCCACGGCACTCAAGATGTGAGGAACAGACCAGTTTATAACTTTTTCATTGAGTTCTGCAACCTGACCAGTGATATCATACGGCAGATTCTGGGCATACTGAAGATACATTGTTCTCATAATTATGGTGAGTTCATCGGCGGATTGGTCGTCAATCTTATATTGCTTCGGCCCAGATTTATCATATACGGCCTTGCGTATTCCATTCTGAATGAGGGTTGCATTCTGTTTGCTAAAGAATGCACTGGATAAAGGTGTCACTTCCCAGTTTCCACGAAGAGCATCCGTGGCAAAGGTTGTTTCGGTGGTTGTTCTATGAGAAAATCCAGGGACTTCGGCAGAGCCACCTGGACCCGATGGTGCGCTTAAATTTACTCGGCCATTCATTCCACCTACGGGCGAGGGATTCGTATTCGGTAAGACAAAGCCGGGTTCAGCATTTGCATCCTGAAACTCGGCTCTCTGGAAGTTCATCTGTTTGTACGTAAGTTTCCCTACCGGCAAAATCGGCGTTGTTTTGAAGGTTTAAAGACCTTATTCTATAATTTTTTTCTAGGCCGGAGGTATAAGCAAATGTCAGTCCTTACGCGCTCTTTCAAGCAGACGAACGGTTATTTCGTAGTTCCTACAGCCCAGCCCTCAACGCTCCTCCTAAAGGTAAGTGTACCTGCTACGGGTGCGGGTGGTGATGCGAAGCCCCCTACACTCGCCGCGGCCACGGGACTACCTGCCACTGTCTTCACAGGTGCCAACGTAAACGCCGGCACGCTCCTCAAGGACATGGGCAAGACGGTTGTCTCATCATCCCGTGTGTTCCGCAAGGTCCAGGTGGTCAGCGCGACGAGTCCTACAACGGATGGCAGCGATGCCTGCTACATTGAGTTGCAGACGGGTGTCCTCGCCGCCCCTGTGCTCAAGGTCGCCTACCTCCCTGGCTTGATGTAAATAGACTTTTAAAAAAGTCTTCAAAATTCAATACACATTAAAAAGGTGTATTGAACAATCATAATTATTTCTTACAGACTTTTTAAAAAGTGTATAAGAGATTAAAGATTTTGTTTTTTTTAAAAGTCCCCAGTAGTATGTCGTCTCTTGTTATCTTTGGAGTTGATATAATGGCTGCAGCTGCATCCATAAATTGGTTGCTTGTTCTCTATGTCATTTCATCAATTCTTGCGGTTGTCATTGGTAGCAATAGACTTTATTCATATGGAATGGGTATTGCAACCATCTACGCAATTGGTTCAACGCTTGTCTTTGTTCTCTTTGGCTACCGCTGGTTTTCAAACCCGGTTCTCCCGATGACTTGGCCTCCCAATGTAAATATGTGTCCGGATTACTTAACATTTGTTAAAACAATTGGTACCGACGGCGCCTGTGTAGATATGCTTGGTGTATCAACATCTAGCCTTTTACAAATGGACAAAAGTGGTCTAAGCACGGCAAGTCCTACAGACAGAAGCAAGGTATTTGCATATACGGCAAAGGATGTTTCAGCCGCAAAAACTCCTGCTGATCTTCAACCAATTTGTGACCGCTGCAAGGAAGCTGGAGTTACATGGGAGGGTGTTTATGACGGTGACACCTGTGTCGCTATTAAGACAATTGATGTTAAGAATGCCACCCTTGCCAGTTGTCTTGCCAAAGTTCAATGATATGAATTCTAGAGTCTAAAGAGAAATTCGCCATTTCTTATAAGACTCGATGCCTTATGCAAACCTTCATCCAAGTGTGGAAGATTCACTTAGACGATGGTTACAGAATCCAACCACATCTGCCTTCTTATTAGTTGGCCCCCCAGGTGTTGGCAAAACCACATTAGCCAGAGAAATCTTAAAGCAGGAGACCTATCGTATTATTGAATTAAATGCAAGTCATACACGAAGTGGTCAGGCCTTCAAGAAGCAGATTATTCCTCTGCTAACCCAGAAATCTGTTCTAGAGGCGATGTCTCCTACGGCGAACAACCATAAGTTGGCTGTTCTTCTAGATGAAATAGATGGTCTCAGTCTTGGAGAGAAAGGAGGTCTGAGTGAGCTCCTGGATTATATGCGCGCCTGGAAGCCAGGTCAAACTACGCACCCACTTCTCTTAATTTGTAATGAAATTAAGGGTCGTGCCTATCAGCATATTGTTCGTCTGAGTACCTATATTCCGATGGAATTCCCTGTTCAAACGGTTCAGACTTGGCTAGGAACTACCTTACGCCCTGAAGTGCTCGCATCTGCAGATTTGCGAGTCATCCTCAGATCTATGAATGGTTGTGATTCCGTTTCCATCTTTCAGAAACAGGATGCAGCCCTAGAAACTCCAGAATTGGTTGCTGGGGAAAATGGTGAGACGGAGGAACCGAGTACAGATATCTTAAGATTTAGCCACTCCTGTCTCTACGATTACTGGGACCCCCTAGTGATTCCAGAAGTTGAGAATAACTTGGGCAATCTATCTGGTCTATGTGTGCACGAGAATATGCATAAGCGCCTGAATTCTGCAGAAAACCCCTGGAAGCATTATAAGGAATTCCTGGCATTGTTTGATTTGAGTGATAAGGCTGACTACTGGGCATTCTTTTATCAGAATTGGAATCTTCTAAGACCAAGTTTTCAACTCAAACTGAAGATTACAAATGCCTTCCTATCAGAGTATCAGATTACTGAGATACCTAATGCTTCTCAGTTACAGTTCACACAGGTTCTCACTCGTCAATCATCTATGTACAATACATGGAAACAGATGATTCAGTTTTCAGATGAGCACGGTTGTGCAATTGAAGATATTCCAGTGGTTCTCACACAGGTTGTTCAAGCGAAGACGACCAAGGTACCTGCAAGTCAATTGAAGAAAATAGATGCAATGAGTATTCCAAAACAGCTATGTGTTTACAACTAATCATTCAGTTAGCCATCATCTGTTCATTCTCGTGTAAAAGGCGAACCAATGTAAGTGGCTCTGTACGTCCAAGACGTATTGCGCGACCTACAATCTGTCTTTCTTCCTCCTTCCGCATTAAATGCATTAGAATAATGTGTGTTGCAGATTTCAAGTCCATTCCTGCACCCGCCTGCGTACTATTCATCAAAAGAACCTGTATCTCTCCCTTTTCAAACTGCTTCAAGATACTCGATACATGGTCCTTGTTCCCCTTTACAGTTGCTACGTGGAAACCTAGCTCCAAGAGCTGCCCCTCCAATTCTAAGAATGGATTGTCATAGCGATTGAACACCAGAAATTTGCCGTTCCTTGTTTCCTTAATGAGATTCAAAAGTGCATCCTTCTTCTTAGGTTTCTTTATAATCAATTCGTCTGTCACTACTACAGAATTCCTGGATGAACTATCATCCATATCCACCTGTCTAAGACTCTTGAAATCAAGAGCCGATCTACACAAGGGACACGAAGGATTTCTCTGGATACACTGGATAATACAGGCACCACAAAATAAACGAGAGCAACACATTACAAAGGTAGGCACCTTCGGATCCTCAAAACAAATTGCACAAATCTCATCCTTCACGTGAAGAATTCTTTGCTTCAAGGAAGCAATCTGCTCCTTGATAGATGTAATCTTTATCCTTAACGATGTAATAGCGAGTTCCTTCGCCTGAGCTGTCGCATACTCAATGGTTTCCTTAAAAGCTAAGGTCTTCTCTAATCTATCAAGCTCCTTCTCTCGTGCCTCACAAACCACATTAATGAGAGATGTCTGCGACGTATTATTCACTCCTAACTTTTCTAAAGCCCCCTGTACATCTCCAGCGTGTAGAAGTTCCTGGATTTCCGAATTCACGTACTGTGCAACGATTCTATGGGAAATCGGGGATTCACACATAATTCTCTGCTCAATGACGGGTGGTGACCGCCAACTCTGCTCCATAAAAGCAGAATTCGTCAAAAGAACTAGATGACCCCGATTCGGATGCTTCGACATAAACTCCGCGAAAAAATTGTGACTCTTCACATCATAGCGCGAATAATAATTCGTACCATTCGTCACCTGGTCTTGATGAAGCAAGGTAAGTAAATCAGGATGCAAGGAGGCCGCTCGTTGCGTAAGAAAGGTATTTGATAAATACATATAGAGTCCCTGAAAGAGAACATTCGCCCACGTAGCAGTAATCAACCAATAGAAATTCGCCTTCGGCATCATGACTGTAGAAGTAAAATGAATACTATCTACCTCATCAAAGACTACCCGAGACCACTGGATTGTATCTCGGTTTCCTTCATTCATAAATTGCTTTATAATCGTATTGGACATTAGAGTGATATCGCGCTCCTTAATTAACTTGGTAAAATCGAGTTTCTCAAGAGCCTTCGTCGTCTTGACTTCAAAAAATGAGAGAGTGGTCTGCTGCTGAATCGCAAACTTCCACTGGTGAAAAAGAGTGTGGGGAACAATAATGAGAGTATTACCTGAGCATTCCTGTGCATGAACAGGCTTCTGGCTCCAAAAAGATTCTTGAGACAAAGGGTGAATCCGAGAGAAAATCGCATTGGGAGGATTTTGTTTTAAATTTGATATATAGCCTAACATCATCAAGGTTTTACCCGAACCAACCTTGTCACCTAGAATGGCAAACTGCGAGTGATGCCGCTCCTGGTTAACCGTAAATCCCTCCACGCACGTTGTTTCCTTCTGTTGCATCGCGTGAACCATTGCAAGCTGGTGAGGCCGTAGAGGAACCTTTACATCCTGAGGCTGTATAGCATACCCTGATGATTCCGTTACAGAATTCACCAAGGGTTGCTCGTATACCTCAAGCATCTTGTTTACTGAATCGTCTCTTGACATCGCTAGACCAATCTATACTAATCGTGCAGAATGTTTGTTTAGGCTGAAGGAAATATATAATCGTTTAA